CTTCCGTGATGGAGAAGCCTAGAGCGATGGTTTCGTGAGTGTAGCGAGCAGTAAAGGCTTCCTGCGCGTTGTCATAAGCGATGGATGTACCCTCGTTTTTAACAGGTGCAGCGCCGAAACCGGACAGCTTGGTCTCTTCTTCGAATGAACGCTCAGAAGATTCTGTTTCGTACAGTTCTTTGTGCTCTTCGCCGTAGCGAGCGTACTCTAAACCGAACAAAGCGTTCAGACCGGGGAGAAGTTCTTTAAGTAGTTGTGCGCGTGAAATTGCCATGATTTAGCTCCTTACAGGCCGACGTTGTTTGAATACGAGTGGGCACTGGGGTTGAACTTAACCAACACATCAGTGAACGCATCGCCGATTGCCGAGAAGCCTGTAAGCTCAACAAACCCCACAATACGGAAAGCCGCAGCGGTGGTTACCACTGAAGATTCCAACGCGCTGGTTGAGTTACCAGTTGTGGTGGAGCCAGTAGAGGTGCTCTGTACAGCGGCAAAGAAGGTGTTAGTGCCCAAAACTGTTTGAGCGCCAGAACCGTCTAGCTGTGCTTGGAAAGCAACGCTTGGGTCAGTAATAACCTTAGCCGATACCACGCCGGTTGTGCCGGAGGGGTAGAACTGAGAATTAATTACCTGCCCTTGTGCATTGACGAACTGACAACCGACGAAAACGCCGATTGCACCGACGCCGCTGCCGCCAAGGTTGTTGGTCGTAATGTCGGCACCAGTGGCGGTAGAGATGGCTAGATAGCCGTCCGCGCCAATAATGACTACTTGACCGTAGAAAATATTGGTGGCTTCGCCAGCAGGATCAATCAGAAAAGTCTGAGTTGCGCCTGCATAAGGCATGCCATCAATACGGTTAATGGGACGTAGCCCGTAGGGGGTAGCTGTAGCTGCCATTTAATGACTCCTAAAATTTATGTACCTTTTCCAAAGCTCGTCGAGGACTTCTTCTCGTTAAAGATAGGCATCCTTGGGTCGCTCTGGCGCATCAAATTGTTATCCACTGCACGAGTCTGAGCATCGGTAACCTTTTGCACGCTTGCATTACGTTGCTGAACAAACTCAGTTGGTGTCTTGCAGAGCAACAACCCGCCAATCTCAATGCTGTCTTTAAACCGGCTATTAGGATCGACTAACAGTTTCATCGTAGGCTGCTCTTCAATAGTGACGGGCTCCCAACCTTCACGGAGTTTTCCAGAAAGATTACGGGGATCAGACACGTTCAAAGTAGCAACTCTAACCCAACGGTACGCAAAACCCGGTTCCTTGTCAGGCTCCGGCAAGAGTTCTGCTGGCATCCACTGCTTAGGACGCTCCTGCATAGTCCGGCTTTCAACTTCGCGTTTTAATCTGTTGTTTTCGCTCATCTCAGTTCTCCAGTTTTATTAATTCACGAGCATATTGCTCGGGGGTAAGGCCAAATTTTTTAGCCAATCCAACCTGCGTTTTAGTAAGCATGACTTTTTTAGGGGCCGTACTTCGTCTAGCGGGCGCTACCACCGTGCTTGTACGTGTGCGAGTCGGTTTTTCAACCTCTTCGTTCTGCTCGGCATCAAATTCTTCGGGGAACCGTTTGCGAACCTCTTTGTCGATACTCTTGAAGTATTCGTCTGTGCCTATGTAGGCTTTTCCGTAGCGTTCCTCAAGGTCCTCGTGAACGCCCTCTGCGTATCTACGCATTCCTCTCTTGCCGGGGTCTACAAACCATTGGTTGTCGGATACCCAAGAAGAGACTTTGGGGTCCATTTGAGGTTGGACTTGAGTCTGCTTTTGCTGAGTTTGTACACTATTTTCGGGGGCTTGTACAGTAGGACGAAAATTTTTCGTCTTATCAAGCTTCATTTCAGCCCGAACTAGCTCTTTTTGAGCCGCCAAAAGCTGGTCAGAATCGCCCGAATCGTAGGCTTCCTTATAGTTACGCTCGGCTTTGTCCAACTCCATTTCTGCGGAGTTTTTATACGTATCGATAAGTTCAGTTTCGCCTTTTTGCAACAGTTGCTTAAGCTTGTTGTTCTCATCGAGGATACGCTGGGCTATGCCCAAAGCCTCATTTTGCTCGCGTAACGCCGATTCTTTCAGGCGGCGCTCATCGTGCCAAGCCTTTTTATACTGCTTGAACTTGGTTTTTACGTTGTGAGAGTAGTCCTCCGACGAATCAGCTTTCTCCAGCGCTTCCTTCACGTCATCCGGGAGTGGATCAATATTGCGGTCTGCGGGAGGGGTGTCGTCTTTAATCTCTACCTTCACCTCGTCGGAGTCTTCTTCGTACGTAACCTCGATATCAGATTCGGGTTTACCCTTATCATCTTCGTCAATTTCGTGCGGGAACTTATATTCTTCTGCTTTCGTTGCCATTACATGTCTCCTTTAAGAGTGACGTTTGATTCCACGCGGGTCTTCAACAACAGCCTCAACAGAGTCGTCGTTAATGATGCGGAATTCTTTACCGTGGATGACCAGTCGGGTGCCAGCGTTTGGCCGTACCAGAATGAAATCACCTTTTTTGCACCAAGGCCCGGTGGGGAACTTAGTAGCGTCTTTGTAGCAGTCGGAGCCCAGATCAACAACGAACAAGACGGTGGTCAACAGTTCATCGTATCGGATGGTCTCGCTAGATTTAACTAGCTCGCTGCCTTCAAACTTCTCCTTTTGCTCTGGGATAGCGCAGAGAATCTTGTAGCCCATAGGCTTTGGTAGCTGTTTCGCTTTCTCTTCTTCAGTCTTGTGCAGTAGGGCGGACAAGTCCACCGCCTGAACCAAGTTGATATCACTCATCTAGTTTCTCCATATTCCTTGTGAGGTCTGTTATAAAACTGCGAGCGGTGAGCAGACCCCTAATTTCCCCACACATCGCGCAGTACTCGTCAAAACTCTTCGCGGCTTTTGCCCCAAGAGCCTCTTCGACTTGTTTGACTTTGTTGTCAATGTTGTCTGTGGCCACTTTCATGGCCTGTAAGATTTCGTACATCAGTCACCTCTATTTGGTTTTTTCTGATCTTGTTGCCTTCTCTGCGCCTCTAGCATCATCTGTTGCTTCTGCATTTCTATGCCCGCTGAGAAACCAGCCTGCTCATGCGCGTTATCCTGCTGCTGTTTTTCAGACTGCATCTTCATTGCAAGCTTCACACCTTCATTCTCCTGTTGCGCCTCAATACGTTCACGCTCAACCTGAATCTGTGCGCCTTTAAGCTGCGCATCAGACGCGTCTTTCTGTGCCTTACGCTGCTGATCCTGCTGCTTGATCTGAAGCTCGGCCTGCTGCAACTGGATGAGCGGGTCTTGAGCCATCTTCTGGTTCTTCTGCTGTTGTGCCTCTTGTGTGTGCTGCTGGAGAAGTTGCTGAGACGCCTGTGCGGCCATCTGAGAGACCTTGATCTCCATGTCTGGAGCCATCTGCGCTTCGTCTGCATCTTCGTTGTACGGCGGCAGGGTCTGGCCCATAGTCTGTTCAACTTGCTTGCGGTACTCCATACCAAGGTGCTCAAAGACGTGAGCCATCATTGCCGCCTGTAGCGCTTGCGCTGCCTGCGGGTTCATACCAACGATGCTCTGGATTTTTGGGTCCTGCATTGCCGACATGTGTACAGCTATGTGAGCCTGATGGTCCTGATAGATAAACGCCTTGACTGGTTTGTTAGACAGGATGTTCATGTTCTCAGTGACCGGGTCACGCGGCTTCATGTCATCAGCGATTGGGACCAGCTTCTGGAAGTTTTTAATGCCCAGTACCTCAAGCATCTGCCTGTGCAGCAAGGGCAAGTCATACAACTGTGGCGCTGTCTGCGCAAGCTGCAAAGCTGCCTGATACTGAACAACCTTCTGAGCCATAGTGGCTGCGTTGGGGTCGCTAACTGGTATCACATTGACTTGGTCGTAGTCACTCTGTTTAACAGAAGGTGAGCCCTCTTCTGGCTCGTATGCGTAGTCGGTTGGAGTGAACTCGCGGATGATCTCTTTGAGCAGTTTAAATTCCTGCTTCATCGAGAAGTGGATACGAGCCTGAATAGCAGACATTGTCTTCAACTGCCGCTCAAGAATTGCCAGCGTAGTGCCCACTGGAGCCTGAGCCGACATATCAGAAGTGTTGAGGTCAACAGTGCCAGCGAACC